TTCTCAGAGAATGTAGCTTGCGGAATATCTGCCATGAACTCTTTTTGAAATACTTCTGTATCAACGATATTGTTGATGATATTAAATTTCTTCATTTTTCTTTGGCTTAACCGTGTTGCCTAGGGCTTAATGTTACTGAATGTTTAATGTGCTTATTTCCTAAACACACTGCAAAGATATTAATATTTTTCGGTTCTACCAAATTTTTAAACGTTTTTCTTTTTATTTTATTGTTATTTTAATGTTATTTTACATTTACGGCTTAAAATGGGCAAAAAAATACCCCAGCGGTGAAAAAGTCGAGCCGCTGGGGTAATAAGTGGAGACCACTTTAAACATTCAGTGATGCAAAGGTACGCTTTTCCTTTGAAACCACCAAATTATTTACCAAAAAATTTCTTTCTCAACAAATCATTGATGAATCGTGACTTGTTTGGCAATGCGTTGAGGAAAGGCAGCAGGTCGTTGTCTATCTGTATGCCAACTAGCTTGACCGTTGCGCCTGCGCCCTTCTTCGTCCTCTTGATGTTTCTTCTATTCTCCATATCCGTGATTCTTTACTGGTTCTCCATTTACTCGCAAAAGGTTGCACTGATAGATGCTACAACTCTTCGGGTTCTTTCGTGGCGTTCCATCCTTCTTGCAGATCATACCTCGATATACCAGGCAATGCAAGGGGTATTCGTAGGTTCCCTTCACAACATCCCAGCTTTCAACCCTTATCGTGTCGTAGTAGTCGCTGATATAATCGCCAACCTTAACTTGACTATGCTCAGTAGCAAACGTTCTTGCCAGCATTCTTCTTTCGTTCTCAGCCTTCACGTTGATTTCGTGCAGGGCTTCTCTGTACTCTTGTATTGTCATTGTCTCCAGTCTTTTTTTAATTGTCTGTCTAACTTCGTTTTCATTCGGTTCATCTTGTGCTCCAGCTTGCCAATCTGCTTATAAGATAACCACTCCGGCTTGATGTTTAACTCCAGCCATAACTGGCGCATTTCCTTGCAGTGTCTAGCGATACTCGGGAAATAGAGGTGTCGCATGTATGGGTTGCGAAGGAAGTACTCGCAATCGGATAGCATTCGGGACAGCATCATGTATTTATGCTTTTGCCCTTCTCCAAGACTGACAAGCATTCCATTGTCCCCAATCCACAGCATTGCGCCTTCTCCCTTCCAATTAAAGTCGAAAGCCTTGCTTACCGGATAATAATAGCCATCGAGCACCGTGACTTCCTTAAGGTCTCGCCCAATCTCTCGCAGGCAGGTTCTTCCCCAGCTGGTCGTTACCTCGACCACTGCTTGTGCTGGTATCTTGTCGTATTCCTTCATATCTTCATTATTTTTTCGTGAACGTAATAGTAGTTATATTGCCGTCCTTAAAATGCTTTTCGTATCTCTTGGTTGCTTTATTATACAAGTATCCTCTCTTTATAAGATACTTCTTTCTATCTCTAAGCATCTGACTACCTTCAACGTATAAATAAGTACCCAAAACCTTAGTTGAACCATCAAACGCCTTTGTAAATGTCATAGTTTCTAAAATTTCCATATCTTGTTTCTTTGCGCTGGGGATTGCTCCCCAGCTGGTTATTAAAAATCACACTCGTAAGAGTATTGTTTCTTTAGCTTCTCCAAAGCGTTAGATGTAACGAAGTAAACATTATCAGAACACTCGCCCTTCTTGATGCTTCTGTTCTCCTTTAGGCTCACTGGGTGGTTGAAACGTATCTCCCAACGGTTGCCAACACCTAATATCAAGAAGTCCACTTCACGCTTGCGCTTGTCTAGTTCGGTCTCCTTGTACTCGCCACGCTTGATGAATTTATCCTCATCCTTGAAGTAGCCTACCGCCTTCATTCCGTTGATTGCTATTTCCATAACTCATCTCTCCTTTCTTACTTTGCGTACAATGTTACAACCAATCCTCTTCTGAGTGCGCAGCGGCAAGCGTCCATACCTGCCTTCAATGCTCGCTTGATGAACTTGTTGAAGAGTTCTGCACCGATGAGCTTCAAGATTCCGCTTACTCCTACGAGTGTGTTTATCTTCTTGCCATCCTCTGTGCGTCCGAAGACCTTAATACGGAAGTTTGAGTTGATAAACTTTGTTGTGAACTCTAAAATGTTTGAATTTGACTTTTTCATTTTCTCTGGCTTAACCGTGCTGCCTAGGGCTTAGTTACTGAATGTTTTATTGTGCTTATCTCCTAAACACGATGCAAAGATATTAATATTTTTCGGTTCCACCAAAACTTTTCCCGAAAGATATTAATATTTTAACTTTTATTGGCTGTTTATGTCGTAAGCACGGGTATTTTCGGTCGTTTTCGGTACGTTTTAGGCTGTTTTCAGTACGCTTTTGGCTGTTTTCGGTACGCTTTCCACGCTCTATATAATAATAACCTGCACGCATTAGCTAGAATGAATATAATCTAACTCTCATAACCCCTACCCCT